CGCTCCAGGTCGCCCTCCTCGTGCGGCACGAGGGTTGAGGACTCCTGGAGCAGGTGTTCGCCGGCGACCAGGAGGCCGTCCATGCTGGCGTCGGATAGTGCGGCGAGCACCCTGTCTCCGTCCCATTCCAGCCGGAAGTCGTCGGCCATCGGCTACTCCAGGTTCAGCTCGACGTGCTCCGGCAGGTCCAGGCCGTGCGCGGATAGGTCGGAGCGGGCCAGCACCCGCGACGTGCGCCCAGCCCAGGTGACCCGGGATCCGGGCGGGCAGACGGTGTCCGGTGGGCAGTAGACGGTGGTGGACGACACCTGCTCGGTGCCGGCTGCGTCCTGGGTTTGCACCCGCACCAGGCGGCGGGACTGCTCCACCACGCACGGCGTGACATCGGCTGGGGCGGCGAGCACGTCACCGTAGGCGCCGGATCCCTCGTACGCCTGCACCGAGATGGTGGCCGGCGTGGGGATGTGAACGGCGATGAAGTCAGCCCAGTCCATGCCAGGGCTCCTGCGGTCCGTGCCCGGTCAGTCCGGCGGCCTGGAGCGCCTGCCATGCTTGCGGCCACAAACTGTTGATCTTTGATGCCTGCTGGCTGGATCCGCCGGCACCCTGCCCGCCACGCACAACGCTGACCTTCCCGATCGCGAAGCTCGCGGTCGGCGGCATGGCACCGGTGCCGGTGATGTCCCCGGCGGCGATCATCCCGGCGACCTGCTCACACGTGGCATCCCGCAGGGCAGCAATCACATTCGCATCCGTCGCGTCGTAGACGGCGGTCAGCAGTGCCCTGTCGACATCCCTGCTAGCTCGGGTGAGCAGCAGCGCGGCGGACGCGCCGGTCGGCACCGTCACCAGGTAGGTGGTCAACTCTGCCTCGGTTGCATATGCCACGCTGCTGCCCTCCCTATTCGGGTTTCGGCCCGTACCTGTCGATCAGGTCGGGTTTGGTCATCGCCTCGGCCTCGTCCGGGCCGGCGCCGTGCTGGCGGTCACCGGCTCGACCTGGTAGCCGCTGTGCCGGCGGAAATAGGCCAGGGCCAAGCGGTAATCAGCGGGGTCGACCTCAGCCACGCCCTGGACGAATGGCACTCCAATGACCTCGCTGGTAACCGCAATTGGGGCGGTAATCCTGACCGTCGCCATCACTGCACCTTGATCTTGCGAAGTACACCGCACGCTTTGGTGTTCTTGAGCACCATCGCGGTCGGGCCCATCTCCAGTTCGCCGGTCTTGACCGCGCCGGCCCGCATGAAGTCGGGCATCCACGTTTCCACCAGTGGCTTACCCGCCACGGATGCGCCGTGCAGCGCGTCAAGTCCGAGGCTGACGGCGTACAGGTCGGTCAGGCCGGTGATGTCGCCGCCGCCCCCACCACCGTCGGCGTCAGCGGTGTAGATCGGCACGATCGGGGCGGAGCCCTGCATGCCGTCGCCCAGGTCGACCAGCGTCCAATCGCCGTAGCGCTCGACCCGGCGGCCCAGGTCGTCCTTGTCGGCGGTGTACAGCCCAGCCCACCGGGCGAGCGCCCGAATGCGGGTGATCGACTTGGTGTTTCCCAGCAGGGCCCGCTCACCGGGAGGTAGGGCGCCCGGTGCACCGAGGTCACCACCGCCGGTCTTCGACGGCACGATCTCGGCGAGCATCGCGTCGAGCTGGTCCAGGGCCGCCATCGCCAGGGCCTGGGTGGTGACGGTGGATGACCGCCAGTCCAGGTAGCCGTCGGCAACCCCGTTGGCGAGCGGGTCGTACTCGGTGGCCGTGCCGGTGAGGGACTTGTCGAGGCCATCGAAGCCATTGACGTCAACGGCGGTGTCGCCGTTGATGAGTTCTTCCTGCCACCGCTGCTGGGTGGCGGTGAGAAGCTGCTGCATCTGGAACGTGACTTCGTTGGTCTGCGCCTGGCCGAGGTTCGCCAGGACCCGGTCGACGGTGAACGCGCCGCCGTGGGGCTTGAGGTCGACGGTGTGCCGGGTCCGGGTCGCCTCGGTGGGCGTGTACTCGGTGTTGATGGCCCGGAACGCGGCGGTGCGGGGGGTGGTCAGCCGGGTGTATCCGTAGGTAAGGGTGGAACCACCGGTGGGGTTTACGGTGTCGTCGAAGACGATGCGGTCCAGGAGCCAGGAGTACCGGCGCAGGTTGTCGATCACCGCGAATGCGACGTCGTCCTGCGTGTTCACCTGGGCCTGGGCGAGGGTGACAGCCATTGCTGTGACTCCTGTTCCTGGGTGTGTGGTTAGTTGCCGTTCATGCGGGCGGCGATGGCCGCGCCGAGTCCGGTAGGACGCTGGCGGGTGCCGGTGCCGCCGTTGTGGTCCGCTCCCTGTCGGGCCGGCCCTTGGCCTCCCAGAGCGAGTTTCGGGTTGCCTTTCACTGCGTCACGGATCGCCTGACCGACGGTCTTCTCGAAGTCGGCCGCGGACGGATCCAGGGCGGCGAGCTGGCGCATGAATGTGCGGCTGTCGGTGAGCGCGTCCACGTCCGCGCCGGCCTTGCCGGCGAGTTTGAACAGCGCGTTTTCGATGGTCAGTTCGCCGATGCGGGCCTGGGCGTCGGTCAGCTCCTTGGCGACTTTCGCCGCGGTGGCGGCCGGATCGGTCTTTGGGTCGGGCTTCAGGCCCAGGGCGACCAGGACAGCGTCAAGCTTGGCCTGCTGATCCTGCTCGGTCTTGAGCCGTAGGTCCTTCTCACGTTTCGCGTCGTCGCGGGCCTTGCCCAGGTCACGCATCGCGCGGTCAGGGTCGTACTCGCCCTTGACCTCGGGTTTGCTGCTGGTGGCGTCGTCCTGGCTGGACTCGCCGGGCGGGGAACCGTCGCCGGTGTCGTCTGCGCCGTCGGATCCGTCGCCTGCTTCGGCGCCGCCGGCAGCGAGGCGGATCGGTAGGCCGTTGCGGCGGTAGCCGATGATGCGGCCGGCGCGGGCGCTCAGGCCGGGACGGGTGTGCTCCACAGGTTTCCCTCCTTGAGGGCGCAGCGAACACCCCGGGGGCTTACCGGGGTGGTGACAGGGGTTGGGGCGCCAGGCTGGCGTAGGTCAGTCCAGGCCCATGATCTGCCGGGCCCGGGCGTGGAATTCGTCCTGGGCGTCCGGCGGGGCGTCGAGGTCGACGTGGTGCAGGTTGTAGTCACTGCCCGGCGTCGGATGCTCGTCAGGGCGGAACCCCGCGGTGTCGGCGTGACGGGCTACCCAGGCGCGATGCCATTCGCCGAGTTCGGCCAGGCGGCGGACCCGGTCGGCGGAGGGCCGGACCGGGCGGCGGCGAGGTCGGGGCATGTGGGGTTCAGGGCCTGTCATAGCCACTTCACCCCTTCCCAGTCCGAGCCGAGCATGGCGCGTTTACCGATCCAGTCACTGTCGTCGGCGGATCGGCCGCACTGGCTGATCTCCCACGCCGACGGGTAGCTATTGCTGCCGAACGGCTCGTATTCGGCGCGCTCTAGGATAGCTTCAGCCTGCTCGATGTGCGTTTCGTCGGTCGTGGTTGCGATCTCGCGGCGGAGGCGGTGCAGGATCTCGTCGGCTGATTCTTCGTCGGCGAAGTCGTAGCCGTGACTAGCCCACGTATAGCCGCCGATGTCGATGTTGGCGTGGACTTCGATGCGGGTGATGCCCTGTGACCGGTACCAGTTCTCCAAGTGGGCGTTGAACTCACTGGCGAAGCCCTTCCCCCGTTGGTCTCGGGCGAGCTGGAGGAAGGCGTGCACGGCGACGAGTTGCCCGTCGTCGTCGCGGTAAAACGCTCGCTGAACATTACCGACCTCGGTGCCGTCCAGCGCGTCGGCGTAGATCTTGGCGCGGACCAGGATGCCATGGAGGTCGCCGGCGTGGCCGAATTCGTCGTAGCTTTCGACGCCGTTCACTTCGACGGTCAGGCCGGCGTACTCCCCGCCGACAATGTCGGCCATGACGTCGGCGGCCATGTCTCGGCCCGCAGCCTGGTCAAGGTCTACCTCCAGCAGTCCTGGTAGGTCATCGACACGGGGCGGCGGTTGGGGTGCGCGAATCCGCTGCGGCAGTGCCGCCGGGGTAGGTGTAGCGGCCGGCGATGGCATGCTGGCTGGCCGGTTCCCGGCGCCGGGCTGCTCTCGGTAGCGCAGCCTCTTCAGCTCCGGGTTCGCGGCGAGATGCGCGCGCATCGTCTTCTGCCAGGCGCGGATCTTCGCGTAGGCAGCGGTCTTCGCCTCCGGTGTGAGCGCCCCCGTTTCGCGTTCTTTCCAGCGGCGAATCTGCCGCTCGATGTGCCGTTGCCGCTGCTTGGCCTCGTACCCGTCGGGGTTGGCGGTCGGCTTGGCCGGTCGGCGGGTCGCCCCGGGCAGGTACGCGCGCAACGAGTGTGTGCAGTTCGGGTGTTGAAGGCCGGCGGCGCGGGCCTGCTCCACCGTCCCGGCCACGTCCACGGTCACGGTGCGGCCCCCGTCGACGGCGCTGGGCACCTCAACCCGACCCCGCTGGGCGCCGGAGATCGACAGGATGGCGCCCTCCCAGGGGCGGCAGCGTTCACACTCGCGGGGACTGTCAGACACGATGACAAGATCAATACCGAGGGTGGTGAGCCGATCGGTCTGCCCCTGCACGGCGGCGCGTTGGGTGACGGTACGGGCTGCCATCTCCACATACGACGACAGCCGCCACTGCCGGCCGCGGACATCGGCGAACGATGTGACCCCCTGGTCGATGAACTTTTGGTACGCCCACTGGGATGCCTGCCGGCGGGTCATCCCCCCGACCACCGACACCGCGGTCGCCCGCTGCACCACCGACCGGTACACGTCCACCACGTGCCGCAAGACGTTGGAGTGCCGCTGCCCCACATCGTCGAGTAGCGCGGCGG